TTATTAGGGTTTATGTGTGCGTAACTCAAGCAATACCGTTTCTTGATAGTATCACGGTATTGAATAGTACTCAACTGATGGACAGATCTAGTGGATATTTTTCGTATCGTACTAGTCCGTTTTATCAAAACTGGTCACAATACTTGCAATGCCAGCTATGACTGCTACAATAACTAACAACATAATAATACCATAAACATTAAACATACTTTATTTCCTTATATCATACCACATACATTAATTCATTTGCGAGACTGTAGTCAACTCACAAGTACCATTGCAATAAAAATAGGGCAGATTAGGTGCCCTATTTTATCTTGTATTAGAATTGCAAATTCTTATCGCGCTGGTGGTGAGTAGCTTTGCAATTGGGCAGCAGTGCCGCCAATCTGTCCGAGGCGAGGTTGTAAAATCTGCCCATTAGGAGTCAAGATTTTTGCAAGCTGGTGGTAGTACTCCAATGAATTCACACCATTACCCAGTGTCTTCTGAGCCATCAACTCGTACAATGGAAACAATGTTGCTTGACGGCCAGAGATGATATCAACAAGGCGGCGTTTGTCGATTGAATCCAAGCTGCTCAACGGAACAAAGTGAACATTTCCATTTGCATCGACATTCAAGATTGCGACCTCTTCCCATACACCAGTTCCGGTAGGGTCGATCCATCCGATGTGTGGATATTTGCTTGGACGAATCTCGATAGGGGTTTGATTTTTGTATTGAAACATGATTTTATAGTAACTTTCTAGTAAAACTCCCTGGTATTATGCAGAAGAGCGCTGGTAACGTCACTATTTAGTATGCAAAAAACTGGGGTATTTTCATTCTAAGACATATGGGCAAAAAAAAAGAGGCCCTTGTGAGGCCTCTTTCTAGTTGTTGGGTGATAAGGTAACCAGCCTCAGCGTGTTGTCGGTGTTTAGGCGACTAACGCAAATAATTCATCGTTGTGAGTTATTATTTGTTTGCCAGATTTAACGACGTTCGTGCGTGTCGGATTGTAATTAAATTCTATTCTCTGTCAGTCGATTCTAGATCGCCCCCATCAAAAACACTATACTCGCACTGGACATAATGTTTTTGGTGGAGGCGTCGGGATTTGCACCCGATTGTTGCCAGTTTTACCAATTTAGGTTTCCAGAGTTTCTAGCCCGAGGCGGATTAGAGTACCGCACCCTTCGGAAGCTCATCACAATCATTTCTTTTACTTATTATAGTTGAGACAGAACTTGGTCACACCGGTCATTGATATCGAGGCAATTAACGATGATCTGTCGAGAGGTAGGAACCATCACATCAAAGTATTTGCGCATTGTGTCATCAACAAGGCTTGTGTAGTGTTTGTTTACAGATGCTCGTTGCGCCTCGACTTGAGGTGCAAAGTGCCCACCTTCGATGAACACGACCTTGTTATATCCTGCTAGTGCGGATACACACTGGTGATAGTAATTATCCAACCAGTCAGAGCGGCTCTGAACTCCACCAAGAGCCATCAGCGCGTATACAAATAAATCCACTGGACTACGTTCCGTGAATATGATTGGATGTTGTAGTGGTGTGTGTCTACGTTGAACTTCAAGATATGTGGATGTATCGTCAGCGAGTTTTCTGGTGAGGATCTCATTCTGGAATTTTATTGTCAGTTCTGGATCGGAATTAATCTGATCCAGAGTGACGCCCCAATCCGTTTGTATCGATCGTGATGATTTTCTTGCGACCACATAGTGCCCATGGCACTCACTTAGTCGAGTAATTAGGGTAGTCTTACCAGCTGATTGAGCTGCGGTTATTGCGATGATTGATGGTGTTGACATGTGGAGGTTTACCAATTATCGTACTCAGTGAGATCTAGGACCTCATTGGTTACCAGATTTGTTACTGTTGTTATTAGACCGAGTCCTGTTGGGGTGAAGGAGAATGTGTACTGGGTACCGAGCGCATCTCGCGATGCTGTGTGGTCTTTTACCCAAGTATCAAACTTCTCCTTGTCATATGTCGACAACACAAACATTGTTTGTGGCTCTATCGGCATATCAGAATGTAGTTGGTTGTGCTACACTACGAACCAGTGCCATAAGACCTGTCTGGAGATCAGTAGTACCAATACTTACCCAACGCTGATCGATGTCAGGATTTCCTCGAAGGCGTAAACACAGAGCCTCCAACACAACACCCTGTTGTTTGATCTCATTCATAAGATCAATTTCTACCTGAGAGAGGTCCCGATAGCCTTTGATGATTTTATGTTGGTTGTCCATTTGATCCCTGTGTGAATAGTTGTTGGTTTTGAGTTGCGACTACCGCATTGTGGTCTCGCAGTTTGTCGGCAATTTTAGTTGATGTGATGGTGCTCAGTGTTGCTTGTGCTTCCTGATTTGCTGCTTGTGCAGTAGCGCTGTCACCTGCCGCCGAGGCTACATTACTAGCTTGAAGTGAGCCCAGCATTGACGTATATTGTTGCATGAGAATTGGATTCATAGTTTACCTGTATGTTAATTATTATCGAGACAAAATATCCGATATTTTAGATTTCGCTGTTTAGCAGCGAGCCCTAGCTCATAACCAAATGCTGAAATTTCCCGCACCTGGCAATTTGTTGATTCGGCGATCAGTGTTGCTACATGGCGAGCAAACTCCAGTTCCTCCGTAACCAATTCACTCTCGATTACTAGCGTGTCACATCCACCAGCCAGGCGGATTAGTTGAGCATTGATGGAGGTAACATCACCACCCTTGACTTTGAATACATTCATATATTACATAAGCCTCTCAGTGTTCACCGAACAGAGTCGTATACAACTCTCTCGTTGCTTCTTGCTTTGTCTCGACCTTTGTGAATGTCTGCTTGTGTCGCATCGAGATTACTTGATTGAGAATACCTGTGTCGATTTTAAATTGTTCTTTAATCGCTGTCAACACTTCTTTTTTGTGAGTTCGTTCACCGTCTGCCCGCATCATACACGCACACGCTTCATCGATCATAATCGATAATTGTTTGCGTTCTGCGTCACTTGTCGGGATAATAAAATCGAAACCTTCTGTTGCCATGATGGAAATACCTTTTTTTAAAAATTTGTCTTGAGCCAGTCTACGTACGTTCCTGGGAAATCCGATGGTTGAAACAATAGACCAGATTTGAACGATACGAATGTTTTGGTGGCGTATAGGTCTCCAACTTCAACTTGTGAGAATACATGAGTGAAGTGAGGGTCGCTAGGGTACACAACCATTGTACCTCGTTGGGGGTTAAAGCCAAACCCCCAAGTCGGGAATTCCATCTTACCGCCGTATACTTCAAAATCACCATCGAATGGTGGAGTTTCGTTGTAGTCTGATAAAAACACTACGGCTGTGATATCCCTATTGTGGATTCGTAACCACTTTCCCTTGATTCTCGAAGAATTATCACAAACTGGATTTGGGGCAACACTAGAGTCAGACCACAGTACCCTGGTTGGTTCATAATCAACTATCTCATTTTGATAGTGAGCTTCAATTTCAGCCGCTTTAGAATCCAAGAATTGTGTGATCAGTGTGTGAGCTAGTTCTGTGTGTTTTACAGATACTACTGGCACATTGTGTTTATCAACATCTGGAAACAAAAAGTTTGCATTTTGTATAATCTCCTCACACTGCATGGGTGAGAGAGCTTCTTCGAATATCAGAAATGGTGATCGAGTTTGTTTAGTTGTTGACATGTTGAGCTTTAGATTCGTGAAATAGTGTAAAAATGTTTTGCACTATTTTTATATATGGATGAATCTTACGCTCAAATACTTGTGGTTTAAACGAGTTTTGGTTACCTATAATAATAACAATATCTTCGACTAATATACCAGTCATTTCATACCAGCACAGTGCATACACCGTTGCCTGGAGGAAGTAGTCTCTAATATCATCTTCACTCTTAACCTTATTGGCTGTCTTGAAGTCGATGAATGCTGGTTTGTTTTTCCAGATGCCAAGTAAGTCGGTCCGACCCGCAGTTTTCAGAGTATGGGAAACCAAGCAGTTCTCTTTGAGGATAATTTCTGATAGGTGTGCTTTGAGTAGTGCCCGAATCTGACGAACTGGGACAGCAATCTCTTTTGGTTGGTCTCCCAACTCAATCTCAATGTCGGTATTATCCAACCACACATCAAGAGTGTCATGAACCGCCGTACCTCTATCACACGCTGCCTCCGTTACTTGAGCTGCGTGCTTTTTACCAACTGCAGCTCTCCACCTCTCCAACCCTGCTTGCTTTTCGACATTTGCAGTGCCGAGGACGGTTGTTACACTTGGATACAGCACCCCCGGCGAAACCTCATACACCCGCTTTCCATTGGGGGAGGTCTTGCTGGAAAAGTTGTACTGTTCTAGATTGAGTGGAGTATTGATTGGAATCACTGAGGAATCTCATCCTGATTGTTTGCTGCTCTAAATTTTGCTAATCGGGCAACGAGGCGTGCGTTTTTTTGTTCTTCACGGGCTTCGTCTTCCTCTTGCTCCATGGCAGCGATTTCTTGGTGTTGGCTGATTTCTTGGTTGAGCTTGTCGTGTTCGACAGAAGCTAGTGTGGCGGCTGTTTTAGCTTTGTCTACCTCAACAGCTGCTGCTCGAGCTTCTGTCTCTTGTTTCAGTAGGTTGATTACTGATTGCAGTAAATCGACTGTCGAAGCAGTATCCTCAACACTTGGTTCACTTAGCGCATCAGCTGCTGGTTCTTCGAGTTCTGGAGCCGCTGCATCATCCGCCAAATCTAGTGGTGGAGTGTCAGTCAATTCTGGATCTTCTGTGGGTTCAGTGTCAGCAGGCTCGTCTTCATCAGCCTCTGTGAGCTCTTCATCACCCTCAATATCCTCATTCCACTCTACATCTAAGATTTCAAAATCTTGACGTAAAATATGGATAATTTCAGCAACTTCTTTGCCAGAAGCGTTATCTTCAAGCAAATCTGCTAACTGAGTTTCAAACTCCGCCGCATCTTCTCTTGGTACAGTAACCTTGATTATGTGTCCGTCTGCATCTTGAAGGCCAAACACAGATACAGCGGTGGGGGATGATGTTTCGGACTGTCGGACAGCACTATCAACACGGGAATTGGTATCATCCACCGTGCGTTTAACACGCTCAGTAGCCTCAGCACTAATATCATCTTCCTCCGCCTCAATTAACAGGTTGCTTTTAGGTGTAGCATCAAACATCAGTGCAGTCGATAAATCAAACTGAACTAGGGTAGATTCACCCATTGTGATTGGGCGCCGGATCATTTTGCGGCGCTTGGCTTTTGGTACCAGCGCTGGGGTTGTTGCAATTGAGGTAGAAGATGTGCAACTTGCAGCATCTACCGCTTCTAGGATTTGAGTGAGTTTCATATAGTACAGGACTTTTCGTATGTGGTATTGGATTACTTATTGGTCAAATATGATTTGTATATGATGCCGATCACACCCGAAGTGGTTTGTTGGCTGCTAACTTTAGCGATCATTGATTGAATATCTGTTATTATTTCAGCCGACATCGTTAGTGTCCGATTAATAATTTCAGGTGAATATTTGAATTCTCGTGAATCCGCGAGTTGCAATCTAAGAGTTGCTACGTGCTGCTTGAAGTTAGTGTTCAGTACCTTTGCTGATCGTAGAGCGTGCTCGAGGGCGGACACAACATCACTGCGGACTGAACTTACGTCGAGGGATGAGAAGTCAGGTGTAGTTGCCAGAAATTTTCTAATCATTGTTGGCCGAGCAAGTTGATCATACTCAAATATCTCCGATAGAGTTTTCAACAAGTCAGTATAAACTGATCCTGTTCTCGTATCGATCAATCGGAGTTCATCCGCCACCTGCTTTGGCATTGAGCTCTTTAGTTGCCCACGAATTGCAAAGTTGAAATTATTGAATGCTGTAAACACATCCTTATCAACAATTTTAACTTGTGTATTAGTTGCAGGGTCAAACAATACTACCCCCTCGACACCCGGATCGATGCTTTTATCAACACCACCAACATCTCTCAGGGATGGAGTGAGGGTTCTGACAAATTTAATCAATAGTTCTTGTTTGATTGGGAGCTTGAAGTTGTGTAGGATTACATCACCTATCTGCTTCTTCAATGCAACAATTTCAGGTGCCCTCGATTGTAGAGCTATCAATTCTCTGATTGTTGGTGAACTCCCTGATGCTAAATCAACCGTACCGTCGAGGTATTGATTCAGTTGAGAGATTTGCTCACTAAAGTCTACTGCAGATAATTGTTGAGTATCTAATTGTTGAGGAGTGACGAACCTCCAGGTAACTGGCTCATTTGAGTTAATTACTGTCTCTCCGTCTGTCGAAGTGTATAATTTAGTATCAATTGTCACTGTCGGAAACTTAATTCCTTTGAGAGAGGCAATGATGGAGTCAGAGTCAGGTGATAATGCCCGCAAAAATGCGATACACGACGATCCATATATAATTGCATTTGGTTGTGCGCCAAACAGTACTTCAACTTCAACTAAGGTATTTGCTGGTAATACAGGCTTCAGTAGTGGAGCGATTTGGCGCAGGGCTTGGTGTGCAGACTTAAACCCAGTCATTGCTGCGGAGTCTCCCCACTCTTCGGGGTCATATCGCCTCGTCGCTGACCCTTTCTGTTGCCGAGAACAGAAAAGCTCCCCACCATCATCAATTCCAAATGTGAGTGCAGCACCATCTAGCTTTTCAGTAGCTATAAATTTGGATAATCTGGTGATGACACCAATAAAAGAATCTAAATCGAGATCTTCTATGTGAGTGATTCCTTCTGAAAGATATTGCTTGAAAGATCGCATTAAATTCTAGCCTGAGTGTTAGTGGGTTATTTATTATTTTACAAATTATGTCAAGTCAAATATGCCTGTTATAGACTTGCGCTTTGGAAGTGGTGATTTTTCACCGTACTGTTTTTCTCGGGGATTGAAAATCTTCAATGATTTGGGTTTCCACCCTAGATTGACAATACTCCCGACACCATCAGAACTACGTGTTTTCAGAAACTGAAAACCGATCTGGCCAGCCGCCCGCATTGCGTCTGTCAAGTGGATAGCTAGACACCAATCTGAACTGCGGATCTTTTCCGCTCCACCAGCCTGATGACTCTGATCATATACCTCAACGTTCGCTGCACCTTTCGTAAGCTGAGAAGCTGTCAAGCCAATCATGTCATACTCCACAAGCAGATCAATAAATTCTTCAGTGATAAACTTATCACGAGTGCCGATGTTCTCAGTTGATACCGCCTGAATTGGGTAACACTTGTCGAGGTAGTCTAACACAATAACATCTGGTACCCACCCACGTTCGATTTCAATCTCTTTGATTAGCGCTCGAATATCATTGGCAGTTGTACCCAACCTCATCTTCTTGATTACTAAATCTCCATGAAATTCTGATTGTGCATTCACAATTGCTTGCACATCCTCTACATTTTTATTGACATCTATTGAGCTTTTGTCAGAGATAATCATTTGGGTTCGTTTATCGAACATCTTCTCAGATAGCTCCAACGAGACACACAAACAATTCAAATACTTGCCATTCTCTTTCTGCTTGATCAAATTTAAACCAAAATTTAAAATCGACACACTCTTGCCACCGCCAGATATTGCCAATACCAACATCATCTCCGTTCTTGCGATACCACCATCCATCTTCTGATCGAGATCAGCATACCCTGTAGAAAAACGAGTCACCTGAGCGTCTTGCCCTGCACGTTCTTCAATTTTATCAAAAAACGATATGCCGGTATCCTTATCAACACGAATAGAGATGGCGGTGCGGATTAGTGATTCTAACTCACCCAGTTTATTATTGATAATCAGTTCAGGTGATTTATCCACAATGATTAACCTGAGTGCCGATTGTTTACAGAACAGCTCCAGCCGCTCGGTACTAAATTTAATTTGATCTCTAGATAGCTCTACAGTAGGGACATCAACGGTAGTCTCTGTACGGATCATTGTAGAAGAGGGTATACCATTATAAGATACGTAATACTCTTGAATGAAGGAAATTACTTTGCGATATTCTGGATTGAAGTATTGTGGCTTTACGATTGTGGATGTTCGTGCAAATAGATTAGGGTCTGAAATCCAATGGGATATTAGTTGTAGCTGTTGTTCAGAGTTTAACATTAGTTGTTCGTAGTGGTAATGGTAAAAAGCACCAATAAAGCTCGCGTGTCACGAGCATAGTGCTTTTTCATAAAGTTGCCAACAGACTATCTGTTGGTTACCAACAGATGTATCTGAGTCAGGTTTAAGGAGTGTAGTATGGAACCAAGACTGTCGCACCATTTACAGTCGTCTCAGCCCAACCGGTTGGAGTTCCCAGTGCTGACGTGTTTCCGCCATAAAAAGTTGATGTAACTGAACTGTCATCAACAGTTACAGTAGGTGCAACGCCGGGTGCTAGTGGAGCTGATGCGTCTGGAATTACCACAGTCTCAAATCTACGTGAAGCTGTGTTGAAGGTTTTTAGAGTAGTGGCCATATGTATATGTGATAGGTTTAAGTATATTTACTACACAAGAATGTATTGCTTCGGGATTGTTGTCATGGACGCTGGGTTAGATAGGATAAGTTGATATGATTCTGCGACAAGACTACCGAACTCCGAATCTGTACCTTTCCAATAAACATTTTTTACAATATCCGCCGCGGTGATACTGGGAGCAGTAGTCAGTGGAATTAACCAATCCCCATCTACCATGAGTTGCAGCGTCGATCCACGAGCAAGTAGCGATTGTGGTAACGTTGCTGAGTATAAAAAATATGGCTTCTCTAATGCAATGTAACTATATTGATTCCACGGAGACTGAGAGATAACTCTATTGGTACTGTGTGCGTGGCCTTCAAACACTAGTGTAGTAGTGGTATAGTTAGTGCTACTCAACAACTTGACACGAATTGGTATTTCAATAGTAGGCAAATTCCTATCAACCGCGATGGTGAGCCTGTTGTTAAACAGAAGCGGTGGTGAAGTTACTACAGTCGGAGGCAAGTGTTTGACTGGTGTTCTGTATTGATTATCAGTAACCACAATTGTACCAGTCCGTGTGTAACCCAAATCGATTGTGATACTATATGCTGTCTGCGCTACAATTGTGAATGCCATCTGCTTGATTGTAGTGACAGATGTGCCGTTCGACACAGAAACAAATGGTTCAATTATTACAGAACCAAGGTGCCCGAACTGGTGAGGAATTTCGACAATTTGTTTATCGACGAAAGAGTGTTTGAACACTCGCGTTTTTTCACGCCAAGTCAATTCTGATCGCGGCGATTGTTGTTGGTTGGCGTCCCGTACCATCCTGCCGCTACAATTTTCAGTCAGAGTGCAATTATCCAAAAAGGAAATAGTACCGCCAGTAATGCGCTTGTATGCAGCTTTTTTGCAAGTCAAGCAAACGAGCATTTTGTTCACTACTCGCTTCGTTGTGATATTTTCTAATGGTATCATGTTGTGTAAATCAATTGAAGTAGTTCCCTATAAGAGGGGGCAACTGATTGAGATACCAGGACCACCTTGCGCATTCCGTATATTTCGAGTTCTGTGCCTTCCATAATCGCATCAGTCAACTCTCCTGTCGAACTGTATCTGTCTCGGAGCGTATATTCCAACAGCTCGAGTGATAGTATATCAACATCAGAATCCTGCTTGAATACGACTGGGCGCCAGCTAAATTCTCCTACTGGGAACGCATAGCAGGTCGAGTCGACATTTGTCGTCAGACACCTGACAGATGCTTTCGGATAATTGCTGAGTTGGTCCTGAATAAGGTGGTGTCTCCCCAAGTCAAATGAGGAGTGTCGAACTTTGCAGATACTAAACAAGCTGGTGGAGTTACCGCTCTTTAGACCGGCGGTTGTTAACCGATCCAGCGCTTGCTTGCAATTGTTTCTGATATATCTACACTGATCTGTGGATAATTCAATCATCATCGTGGGTGGGTGTCGAGTATTGGGGGTAGTGTGCAGTATTTAGCCTCACTACCCCCAATAACTTATTACTCAACTGAATCATCAACAGTCTCGATTGCCCATGCTGGTTTATATTCAGAATACCGCTTGATTAAAAATTGTGGGTAGTCCACAATCCGTCCCAAGTAGGTATTCATCATCAATTGCATCAGGTCAGGATGTTCACACTGTGCCTTGATTGCATATTCCTTGCGCTCAAGCAACTTGTTTTCAGCATAAAATTTACTGACTTGAGACTCAATCGAATTAAGAATTGGGAACACGTGATTCTCCATTGCTGTAATTCGATCTTGGACGTACTTGTCGTCGACGAAGATACTGCGAATATCATCCGTCCCCTGGACCGCGGCTAGTTCAAATAGTGCGCGGGGGCTGTTGACATTATCCTTCTGCTTATGCAACAGAACGTATTTGTCAGCCTTACACTTCACCAGGTACCGTAGCCCTGTCGTAGGATTGTGCATCTCGACTACACAACCTTCACCTTCTTGCATTTGCTTGCAATACTCATTGAATTCTGATGGGATCATTTCTGGAACCCCGTGAGAGACTAGGTACTCACTCGGGACAGTAACACCAGTGACTTGTGCTATTTGTGTTGGGAGAATATACTCCCCTGTTGCCAAACTTCGGATGCCCAAAATTCGCAATTGTGGGATTTGATATCCCACGACGATTCGATTGTGTGGTGCGGTGTACTCCAGACTGACTGTGTAACCAGATAACTCCAGCATTTTTAGCGCGATCCGCAGTTCTTCGTGGTATGAGATGTAATATGCTGCGTCGCCTGACTGATCAGAATACACCGAACCCTTAGACTTAACATGTAGATTGCCGTTGACCAACATTGTGCTAATTAGTGATCCATCTAGTTTTTCCATTGCACTCGAAATAACACACTCATCGTGGTCCACCCCACCTTCGGCAAAATTAAAGAATTTTTGAGGTGGGAGAGAAATCAACTGAGGGTTGCCTGTGATGTCATATGTCGTGCCACGACAGTCAAGTGCACCTGGCTTCTGGAATTCTGTCCACGACGCGAGGCGGTAGTTGAAAATTCGAAGGACTCTCCCCAGATATTCAAAATCTTTGAAGTAAAAAGTATCACCTTCACTGCATAGAGCCATAAGGTCTGTATACAATGTATTAGCATTGAACTTAGTTGACATGTTTAAATATTTCCTTGATTCGGGGATTGTTCAGATGAGTTTATTATACCCTAATTCCAGATTAAGGCAACAGAGGTTCTGGATAAAATTATTCAGAGTACTACAGAAAGTCCAAGCAACCCGACTGCAATTACCGCCAATACCGAGTTCACACCTGGAATCAACATCAAGATTATGAGAGTGGGTAGGTGCCAGTCGAGCCAATTACCAAACATCGGAACATTTTCTTCTTCCACGAGAACTTCCACTCCATCAACTTGAGTACTTTGGAGTCGGTTACCAAACCGATCGACTCTCGCACTCAGCAATCGTTCTTTATTGTAGGCTTCGAACATAATGAATCCGAGAGCCCCACAGAGTAACATGCTGACTACATACAATAAACCACTTGCCATATAATTCTCCAGTTAAAATAATTTAGTGTCCAAGAAATTTCTCTTGTGGGAATCACGGTCTCTCGATGATCGATTGAATATATTATCGATGGAGACGAGGATAACCCACACACTGGTACCAAATACAATCATCACAGGAATTATCATGTTGACCCCGGGAATGAGCGAGGTGACAATTGTGACTAATAGTGTCCCGATTGTGACAGCTCTGAAGTGCAATTTGATCGCAATTACCATCACAACGAAGCAAATTGCAATAGACGTGAGATATAACTGAGTTTCCATATTAAGGGGTCTCCGGTGTGGTTTTAGAGGGTGGTGAAAAGGTCTTCATTAGCTCTTCAAGCATTCTACGCTGGGATTCGAGTGTAGAGATTCGATCACTAAGTTTTTGGACAGCTGCCAAAAGGCGTGGTTCCAAAAGTGAATTCTGTGGGTCTTGTTCTGTCATGTGTGCGTTTAGTCCATACAATAATCAATGAATCGGCCGGCTAAGTTCCGCGCGCACGCATACCCAAGAGCGTCGATTAGGATAGCCATGTCGCTACCAAAATGAATATCCGCGTGGTTAATATTTAAATTAGCGAGGTTCACGAGTTTGGATGCATGATATAGCACCAACTCAGCATCAGCGTGTGGATGTTCCCTATAGGCGTCATATGAGATCAAAATATCTGCAACCTCAGCCTTTGTTCGGATGGAGTTTACGTAATCTGTCACATAACGAGTCAGAGATAGCATTTTGTAGGTTCTCAAATAAGTTGTGGTATAGATCCAATTGTACTCAAATAAACACGAAAGGTCAACACATCACACATACACCACATAAATAGTGCATCTACACTATGAGAACATTTATGAACTTCCTGAAATACTTATCTGAAGGCATCCGAACTGCAGATTTTGCGCGTTCTATTCAACTTATCAAGCAATATCTTGAAAAATCAACAGGCACCCTATATGCACTCCCTGAGATGGAGCACTACAAAGGCGCCGCCGGCACCGGAATTGGCTTGAGATATTTTACCGAATCAGGTAAGAGTGTTCGGTTCAACTGGACACGCAGTGACTCAGCGTCTGTACTCGAATCCATATCTGTTTGGGATGGCTCTACCAAGCACCCCAACTTTCAGATCACAGCTATTGATGGAGCACCACTCGGGACACTATCACTGGCAACCATTCTCCCTACACTCAGTGCTGTGATCGTATCACCAAGAGTTGGTGTGGTTGAATTGTCGACTGAAGAGTCGCGTGCTCAAATTGCACTAGATGTAAAGGTGCTCCGCGAATCTGAGAGCGTTTATTACGTGAATACACTATCGAAGTCCCCTGTAATATTAACTGAGGATGCGTATAGTGACGTTATTGATGCACTGAGTGCTGGTCCTGTGTCTAAGTTCAACATTTCCAAGATGGGCCGCAACCAAGAACGAATTTTTGGTGAGATTACTCAGAAGTACAAAGATGCATTTGATATTAAGACAGATGGTGCTGGAAGGCAGAGATTTACACTAATCGGCTCTAGCGCCGACTTTGATCGTGACGAAATTGTACAAAGTGTTCTAGATTCCGCACCCAAGAAAGGAAGAGCAGCTTTGGAGGTTCGGAGTGGTGGTGATGAATCGACGAGTACTGATTCAGAAGATCGTGCAGCACGTGCTTACCCCGAGGCCACACAGAGTCGTATTCCTTATGAAGAGCAATTAGATGATATGAAAACCATCATCACGGCGGTAGCAAAGGGCGCAAGTAACTTCGCGATTGTATTAGGTGCTGGGGGACTAGGTAAATGCCAAATTGGAACTACAGAATTACTGGGTAAATTTGAGTAAACCCTGAAAATACTTGCGGTAGCTTGTGGGTATTTGAATAACAAGGTGGGTTCCGAACCCACCTGTTCCTAACATGACAGGTGGATATCCTTAATACCACCTGTTCCAACCATACCACGAGTAATGTATATTCGGAGTATCCCATCAACCATTAAGTAATATGACTACAATCACAAAAACCAAATTGAAAGGTAGGTACGACAGACAAGTAACTGTGTACGCTACTCTCACTACACCAGCAGATGTTATCGAGTATTGCATCACCCAGCAATTTTTGAAAGCGGACCAGTGGAAAGGTTGGTATCCAGAAACCTTACAAAATGTCCAAACGTTTTTGGAATTAGATACCGTAAGCTCCAAGGATGCTGACTTGATGATGCGGTTTAATATATTAAACCCGAATCGAACAGCTAGACCCAACAATGTTGAATTTTATATTCGCCGAGGATACTCAACCATAGAGGCTACTGCTCAAGTATCTCAACTACAAAAAAGTAGGAATTCTATAAAACAGTTGGAGATGAGCCCCGAATACTGGGTTAGTAAGGGGTATTCCCCAGAGGAAGCACAAAGTACTGCTGATGATAAGCGCAATGGATCCACGATTAGGAGACCAGAATATTGGATGAAGCGGGGTTATTCAATCGAGGATGCTCAGAAAAAGGTATCAGATGTTCAGAAATCAGTATCCCCCAAATCAACTAAGTCATGGATTGATAAGGGACTCCCTGAAGATGATGCTGTCAAGGCGGTTAGTGCGGTTCAAACATATGCAGCTAGCAAGTTGCGCGAGGCTTGGAAATTGGGTACAATCGACCCTGCTTGTAGTGTACGGAGAATAGAGTATTGGTTAAAAAAGCACGATGGGGATGCGGCAGAAGCAGCAAAAAGTTTAAGTAAGTGGCAAACTACCTTCTCATTACAGATCTGCATCGAGAAATATGGAGAGGAAAAGGGTACCGCAATATGGGTACAACGGCAGGCAGCTTGGCAGCACTCTTTGAGGGATCGCTCTGCCGAAGAGCTAGATCAAATCCGAATGTCGAAAGGTTCTGGTAGTGGGAGATTGGGTGGATATGGCCTACTATCACAGTCCATGTTTTGGGATATCCACGAACGGCTTACTAACCAACAGTTTGAATATGCTTATTATTTTGCACAACTCCACCCTGATACATTGACTAAGTCACTAGTCGGTAATTATGAATATATCATAATTACTCCCAAAAGTGTAATAAAGCCAGACTTCTACATACCGGAGTTGAATTTAATCATCGAATTTGATGAGAAGCATCACTGGCAGACTACTAAATTCAAAAACGCAGATGTTGTTCGTACTCAGTTGCTGGTTGAACACTTGGTAGACCCCACTATAATCCGAGTACGCGAGACAGAATATAAAGCAGATCCGAAAAAGACTGTGGAGAGGTTAGTTCAAGCTGTTGAACGAGCTGCGGGCTGTCACAAAGCTTTTAGTACTCAGTTCCAGTGAACAAAAAAACGCCTTCAAGGCGCTTTTTTTATAACACTCTGCGAGTTATTTAAATCAGAGCTTACCGTTTGGCGTAAATGTCCCCGTCATCGCACCGTGAACATATTCCAGATACTGTTCACCATCTCTCGTTACAGGATTACCATCCAGACCTGGTATGGAGCCAACCTTGGCAATCATGCCAGCTTCACAAACCTTACCCACGACAGTGTTACCGATAATCTGGCCAGTGATTGATACACCTGCGGGTGATGCCATTCCGATTTTACCGTCAGGCATCACGCCACCCGTAACCGGAAAGTGTTCATCACTAAACACTGTGATCCAAGATTTATCTGTCTTCTGCCCATTTGCATCGATTTCAAATGCATAGTGTCCACTCAACCAAATTCCGCCGTCAGGTGAACCTCCGCCAAGCACAGCATTATCAATTGAGTCGTCTCCTGTCACAGTGTGCCCGTGATTAACGAGACTTGTGTTGCGTGCAGCAATGCGAGCTTCGTGTGAAGGCATCGTGAATGACCCCACAAGTGTTCCTGGATAATATTTAACGGGCTCGGGAGCGGCGGGGGTTTGAACTTTAGGGCTGAAGTAGCCTAATTTGTACCCACGATATCCCAAGTACCCTAATACGATGAATAAGAATGCGAAAAACATATTAAAATTCCTTTAGTTAATGATGGCTTCGTCACACGGAGGGCGGAGCTCACCTGTCATATTACCTGCAATCAGTTGGTGTGCTCCACAGGCTACACCTGTTAATTTACCATACTTGATTATACCCTCACACGATAACCCATACGATCCATACGCCAGATGGAATGTTCCGTCATAATTAACCTTGCCGCTGATTATGGTTTCCTTGCGGGTGGTGTGTTGTGTTTTTACCCAACCAGATGTAATTGCTCCAGTGTGGTCGATTGTGAAGCTGAACTCACCAATCAAGAATACACCTCCGTGCTCCCCCGCGAGACCTGTTGCTGTATTATCAGTGACGTTGCTAATTTTTGGAAATGATGGAACGTAGAGGCGCTCACCAAGGTATGCGTCCCTCAGCGATAACAGATAGTACTCATCACTACTTGGTGGACATATCGTACCTTCGACGACTCCTTGGTGGGGGTTAGTATACTGTGGGATGTGGGTAGGCTCTGGTGGTTGGTTACCTACCCAGAGTGCAGACCAAATACGGCGGGCGATGGAAATAATTGAATTCATGAGGAGGGATTTTTAATGGCTTCTTATTTAGTAAGCACTGCTGTGGTATAAATAGTGATTTACAGCAGGTACACTTATGCACAATCTCGAAATTCGTTCCTTCCTTCAATTGGCGGAACACGTAAAACAAAATTTATCAATTGATGAATTAGAATTAAACAAACTATATGACACTCGAGAATTCGATTGGTTGATTCGCGATCAAGAGAATTGCCTAATTCCTGTGATTGGTCTGATTCGCAAGCAAGCCAAATTAATTGAATTTGAATTTTCTACCGGTGAGACTGTAGTGTGTGCAGATCATCACATGTTTGCTACTAATGCACGGAATGATGTCATCGTCGCAAGTGAAATGAAGGTTGGTGATCTATTAGCCAAGACATCTGGTGACATCGCCGTGGTAGTTTCTAAAATTTCCACAGGTGTTGTTAGTGATGTCTATGATATCCAAGTGCAATCTGAGAAGATGTTGTATAGCGACGCCGCAGGTTTTGTTCACCACAATACTCACACTGTTGAGGAAACTCTTCAAAATCTAGGCTTATCAGACGGCGATGGTTATTTTAAGAACACTTCATCAGGATCTGCTGCTGGTCTATACAAGACACTCTTTATGAATCGTACTGGAATTGTGGTTCTTGATGATTGTGACACGATCGTATCTACCCAAGAAGGTCGCAACTTACTGAAAGCTGCACTGGATACTAAGAAGAAGCGTAAATTAGTTTGGGCGAAGGCTGCGTCGTGGTTGTTCGATCCAGCTGACGAAGCCCTCATGGGTGATGCACTGGATGCTGTTGATTCTGGAATGGAGCCTGAGAAGTTTCCACGATATTTCGACTTCGAGGGTCGTGTAATATTGATCAGTAACTTATCACCTGACGTGCTCGATCCCGATGGTGCACTCGCCACACGAGGATTTATCATAACACTAGACCCCACAAAGGCTGAGGTGTTTGCATTCATGCGTAAGATTGCTCCCAACATTCCAATCGAGGGTACTCTCACACTCGAAGAGCGAATGGCAGTAGTCGACTTGATAGAGAAACAGACAGGTGCTGTTAATATCAGAAAATTGGTACGCGGGATGAACCTGGCGGCTTCGGGGGTTCCAAATTGGGCTCGATTGGTTGAGCGCTACTGCTAAAAGCTAAAGTGTTTATTGAGCGGGGAACTACACTAAGGTTAACCCTGCTCTATTCTATTGCACATATCATAATTACAATACCACCATTATAAATAGTACACATATGTGCACTGAAATGAAAATTAGTATGAAAGATACCACCAAATGAAATTATATGGTTATACCCGAGCAACAGCGTTACCTACCTCTCCTGATGTGGGTCAGATTGTATTTTTATCAGTCGATGGTTTGACAGGGACACTACAACACTGGGACGGTAGTGCCTGGGTGCTCGTTGGTGGTACTCCACAATTATTGAGTATTGTTGGTGATCAATTGACATTATCTGGCGGAGGTGGGTCTGTTACACTGCCAACGTTCTCATGGCGTGAAGTCGTGAATAGTACAATTGTTGCCCCTATGGACGTCGCAAATGGAATTGCTGTGAGCAATTCCAGCGCCACTACAGTCACGATACCTCTCAATTCTGCTGTACCAATTGCAGTAGGATCATCTGTGTTGGTAGCTGCTGATGATGTTGGTACAGTGACACTGGTACCGGCTAGTGGTGTTACGCTACACGTCGGAAATGGTCTGTCCACTACTCTGTTGGGACAGTACTCTGTAGTAACACTTATCAAGCGATCACCTGATGTTTGGTATGCGGCTGGAGACTTCGCTACACCATGAAGACTTCTCTCCATGGAATCTTAGCCGATAGGCGAGAACTCACAGTAAGTGAATTCTTCACCAGTTCACTCTATGGATTTGAGATTAGTGATACTGCGTCTATAGGGCTACCTGGAGTGATATCTGGAAGTCTACCACCTTATGGGCTGGCTGAAGACACAGGTAGTATTGGACTACCATCTATCGCATCAGGATCACTGGTTGATCTAATTATCAATACAAATATTGAAGACACAGGTAGTATTGGACTACCATCTATCGCATCAGGATCACTGGTTGATCTAATTATCAATACAAATATTGAAGACACAGGTAGTATTGGACTACCATCTATTATTTCTGGAACATTAATTTAATATGGAAACTACTATGCAACAAGAGCAAACAAATATTACAGCAGCAATGCACATGAGAGTATCAGGTGAATACAGCGCAGAAGTGCGGCACGCAGATGGTACAATAACAGAGATCCCGTGGTTCAAGAATCTGATCCTGGATTCGGGGCTTGATGATTTAGGAACAATGGCCGGTTTGCGTAATTACTGCCACGTTGGTACTGGGACGTCGACTCCCGTCGTGACACAAGTTGCATTAGATGCTAAGATTGGTACATATGGATCATATGCGTCGGCGACGACTACTCAGATTGGTGCACCATCATATGCATGGGCTACTACACTCGCATACACATTCGCTATCGGAGCAATTGTGGGTAACATTACTGAGGTAGGTGTCGGGGCGACGATTTCAGGAACTCGGTTATACAGTCGGGCACGATTTACTGATGGTGGTGGCAATCCAATTGCTATAACTGTGACAGCATCAGATCAACTAGTTGTGTATCACAAAGTAACAGTCACGCCCCCAATTACCGATGGGACTGGATCAGTTGTGATATCGGGCACAACTTATAATTATACTACCAGGCTATTATACGCAGGTCTGACTGCTGATAGGTTCGAAAACATCGGGGTAGCTGTTTTCACGCTAGACGGCGCCGCGACCGTTTATGGATCTAACGCAGCTCTCTCAGCAATCACCGCATCTGCGCCAACTGGTACAGCGATTGGTAATGATTCTGGGGGAGGAACATACTCGACGTATGTTCCAGGAACATACTACCGCGACACCACAGTCGTTTGGTCACCGACTGTGGCGAATGATGCTGGTGGTATTAAAGGGTTTAGAGTTACAAGCAGTTGCGGGAACTTCCAAATTATCCTAAACACACCAATAATGAAGACCAACCTCCAGCAATTGACTATGGTGTTCAGAAGAAGTTGGGGTAGATAATATGATCCCAGGTAACACAATCATCACAACTGCTCAGGTTGGAGAGTTTACGTATCCAACCAATCTACCATATACAAAACAGTCCCAGACTGTGATGGGTGGAGTAGCACTAGGTGATCCGAGCCAAGGTAGGCTGTATCAGACTTGGGTGATTGCACTATCTGGAACTACTATTACAGTTGCACCAACCGCAACTGGTGTTGCCGCATTCACAATGTCTGCGCCTGGGGCAGACATCAACAGTACCGTTGCTCTGGCTTTCGATTCCAATATGGCTCCAACCATCTGCTGGACAACGCCGGCTGGATGTAGTCTGTATTGGTACGACTCGAGTCTAGGTGCTTATACCACAACAAACTATCCTGGAGTCACAAGCTGCAGGGTAGCAGTGGACGATGCTCGTCCATTCTACTCGAGTGGATCAGATGTGATATTTGCTTATACTCTTGGTGGTACACTGTATTGGAGACAACAGCGCGATCGATACGCAGTCGAACGTACGGTAGGTGCAACTACAAAGAAATTGGTGCGTGTAGGCTTATCAGACAAAAATCGTCTGCAATTTGAACTGAGATAATAATATGAAAACATCCCTTGCTGGTATTTTGAACAGACGTAGAGTAGTTTCGGGTGTAGTGAATAATCTATTATTTGGACTTGGAGCTAACTGGTTTAACAATATATCAACATCCAACACTCAATTTTATACCACTCCGTACCAAGTTGATAATTCAGAGTGGATTTCAGTTAGCAATGGTATACATTCAGCCTACGGAGTTAGATCTGACGGGACGCTATGGGCTTGGGGACAGAATTCAGGTGATGATTTTTTAGCAGTAGGCAACATCAATCCTACTCACCCACTACAAGTCGGTTCAGATACTGATTGGGCGAAAGTGGTTGGCTCTCAGTATGGTGCTTACGCCATCAAACAAGATGGGGCGCTGTATGCGTGGGGAGAGGATTCGCAAGTACTAGGTTTCGGCAATACACAAATCAATGTAATGACTCCGTCACTCCTACCAGGAACCTGGTCGCATATCGCCGCAGCACAAGTTGTCACACTAGGTATCAAAACAGACAATACCCTGTGGGCTTGGGGATCTGATTCGTATGGAGTGTTAGGGACAGGTGTAGAAGATGTTGGATTGTGGTCCCCAACACAGGTAGGGACCTCCACATGGAATACCGTCGACATGGTTAAAGATATGAGTATCGGGATTCAGTCAGATGGAACCATGTGGTCGTGGGGTAGGTGGAATAATGGTGCAACTGGGAATGGTGGTACTACTGACATCACGGAATCACTACCAGTCCACATTGGTGTTGGGTATACGTGGTCACGTGTAGCTTGTGGAATCCAACACAAGCTGGCTATTAGATCTGACGGAACCCTGTGGTCGTGGGGGTCAGGTGATTTGGGAGTACTAGGGTTGGGAGACCTCATCAATCGATATGAACCAACCCAAGTGGGTACAGACTCTGATTGGGTCTTTATTAAAGCAGGGTGGTACTTCTCTAGTGCACTAAAGGCTGATGGGTCGCTGTGGGTTTGGGGCGAAAATGTTCAAGTTATGTCCGATGGTTCAGATTATGCTGCGGTCTTAATACCAACTAAGATATCAAAAGGACCATACAAATTTATATCTCACAGTATATCGATTGAACCTGAGACATTTTTGCTTACAGGGACTAACACACTGCCGGTAGCAATTGCGTTCAATGCAATTGCTACTTTTTCGTTGGGTTACGATATTAGCAATTACACAACCATTGAGTTCAACGGATTATTCAATGTGGTGCAGACCACTGTTGTTAACATAACCGCCAATGTTGCAGAACTGAATTTTTTAAACTCTAATGCGATAACTTATGGTAGTGGGTCTGGTGCGCCATTAGTTGAGTTAACACTAACTGAAGCTCAGGTTACCCAACCATCAGCTTTTAATGGTATTCCTACGCTACAGAAGTTCACGTGCAATACAATGTCTACAATCGCAGCGAGCACCTTTCAACAGTGTGCCAGCTTACAGACAGTCATTCTTCCAGCAGTGAGTACAATTGGCACTCAAGCATTTGTTGGTTGTACGGCATTAGATCTAGATCTTAGTGATTTTTCATCGTGCGTTGTCATCGAGGCTCAAGCATTTAGTGGATGCACTGCACTCACACCACACATCACCACCCAACACTTTCCAAGTTTAACTCATCTCGGTAAAGGTGTGTTTAGTGCATCTAGTGTAGGTAGAATTGAGTTGCCTACAGTGACGAGTGTTGACACCGATGGGCCAATATTCACTTCTGTTGGGCACATCCAGCTCAACGGACTTAGCTCAATACAAGGAACCTCTTTTGTGTACTGCACATCTTATATACTGGAGTTTGCGGGCTGTGTGAGTGTTGGGGATTATGCATTTGCAAACTGGAGTCCTGTCGGTGCTGCATTGTCGTGGTTATATCTACCGGTCGTAACCACTTGGGGCAATGATGTATTTCATGGAGTCTCCGGATTGTCAGTTACTCTCACTATCCGCACAGATCAACAGAGTAATCCAAATGTATTATATCTTCAGGCGAATAATGATGTTACCTTGGTGTTAGTGTGATCAGGTACCAATATGGGTCATGGCGGTGGTGGGTGACCCACTGCTGTTACTCAGCGCTAAGGATCTTTCTAACATTATAAACGTACCGAATGTATAAATAAGAATGTGAGCCACGATGAACCAACATCTGCTCACTCTAACGCTTACAAGGAGCATCAGCAACTGTACGATACAGAGCATTGAGTTTGTATTTTAGCGATTGGCAGTACATTTAACTACCAATGCCCAAACATTAAGCGCCCTTGGCTCGCTGCGCTCTTACTATTTTCAAGCAATTATAAACGTATGTGGCGGCACCATTTGCGGTTAGTGCTAGTTGATCTCGAAATATCGCCTGCAATTCTTTATTACTCAACTCAGGGTGAGCTCGCACGATCTCAACTGCTCGGTCTTGTTTAGACGCCGGTCGTGAGTGTGTTCGGGTCAGGTCTTCAATCTTCGCGCGGTGTTCATCATCTGATGCTCGGATCCATACCAATCGCTTCTTCGTTGGATTCTTAGAAGTAAACACATCAAAATATTTCTCTGCAGCTCGTTGCGCGCGGTTTAGTGAGCGGGCGATGTTAACTTCGTCATTGATGCTGTACTGTTCAACAATATCATCAACCAAATTTATATAGAACATTCGTGCCTGTTCCATAAAAGCTGTCTTGTAATAGACCCCTGTAGCTTTGAACACTCGCATCTCAAAGTCTTGTTGTGTTCCTTCAACATCTTGTGCCAGTGAGACAGCAGTCACCTGATTGTGGATTGTGATTCCTGAGTCACGAAGAGAAGCAATAGGGTCAAAGTTGAACGTCATTTAAGATATTAGCCTTGTAAAAAGATGTTGGGGATGGAATTGAGACACACCAGGACAAATTGCCTGATATGTCTCTATTATACACTAAATTTTGAGAATTGCTACCTAAAAATAAATTATTTTTGTGTTAATTTCACACCAGCAGCGAATTCAATCAGGGGGATTGCTGTACGATAGTTAGTGAATTTGTCACCTGGTTGATATTCTCGATTTTCCATCAAGTATCCTTCCGATGATCCAGATTCTGGTACAATAATCTTCCAGAAGTGAGTCGGCACTACTACCCCACGTACACCAAGCTTAGCATCACCTGATTTTGGAAATACGACACCTGTATACACTACAGCTGTAGGGTGTGTCACCTGAACATACTTCTCAAGAGATCGCCACTGCCCTCGATTGAAGTTTGGAACCTGTGGGGCTGCGTTTGTGTACAAAAACGTATCATTATACGCCACCTTGTCACACGAGTGATTTGATGCTGCTGCAAGGTGACCGATATCATAGGCCGACTGTCGATATGCGCTCTTATTTGCTTGTTTTGTAGATTGGATAGCAGAATCTGCGCCGAATTGTTTGGTGCGTACGATAGTGCACACCGATACTCGAGGTTCTACGACGAAGTGCGGAATTTTGTGTGTAGTATTATATGCTATTTCATATCCTGATTTACACAATGTCACACTAGGATCACTAGACTCTAATTTGGACGTGAGTTGGGAGGTTAGGCTGGGGCAGGTTGCCCCTGCAGATGTGGTCAGAATTAAAATTGAGGCGAGTCCGAGCATTTTAAACATATATCAAACCTCCACATCTTCAAATCTCAACAATTCAACTTCTACATCCGATGTAGAGAATTTTGAAATAATCTTTCTGACTCCATCAAACTTCGATCGCACGTGGTCAATTACCTTGGCATTTGGCCAAGGATTGGGCGATTGGGTGAGTAGGTTATTATAGATCTTCGTCAGTTGAGAGTTAGTCAATTTGAGTAAACGATCGACAAGCTCAGTTTCTTGTAGTGTAGATTGCTCAGCAGGCGCGGGAGATGCAGGAATCGGCGGCGTAAACACCACAGGAGTTGCAGTAGCAGATAGGGTTGGCTTTGAATAGTCTACCAGGTGATCAACTACGGTGTATTCGCAGCATCGGCCTTTTGTGTCGTTGTAATCAGTTGGAATTGCTACGACGTCACGTGGATTGATCTTCAGAATGACCACTGTATGTGAGCTTTGAATGCCATAACTGCTCAAATAATCATATGAACAAAAATGGAGACCAGCCTCACAAGTTTTATTGTCGTCGTCATTGATCAGGGATCGAGGCATTGTACACACTGCGCCTACTGAGTTGTCGATGGTGTTTGTGTAGATGTCTTTGAAGCCGGCTGTGACTTTCTTATATGCAAGAAAGCAGCCATCTTCTGTGGTTGGCATATTGCCGTGTTCCAAAAATTGGTACAACCGGTTGACGACCGAGGAGCTCGGATTTTGATACAAATTTTCCAAAAACTTCAGGAAATACTGAAGTGGCTGAGTAAGACCACTTTTGTACAGATTCAGTGCGCGTGTGAGAAAAATGCTGGCTACTGGATAACCCTGATAGGTCATCTGCCCTGTCACACCCGAAAATTGTAACCCCGAGTTGGAGGACTGTGTCGGGGGCGGCAATAGTGCTTGGACAATATCTACCAACTGTTCAATTTTGTGGAAATCCGACTCACTCAGCGCATATAAGATATCCTGAAAATTCAAGTGATCGCGTGTAATCACACGAGGGCGACCACTCAAGAACAGTGTGAGTTCGATTGGTTGTGAAGATAATGGATCTTGTTTAATTAGATATGGGATTGGTTTCATTTTAAGCGCTTTCTGGTGTTGATTGTACTAAATTGTCTACCATATTGATGTAAGTTGTCAACATATGGTAGTGTGATCGGTCCGAGTCTACAATCTTCAACATTGGGTATCGGTCCGCGAGTGTTTTTTCACTCGCCCTAAGGGCTTCTAGTTGTTGAGAACAATTAGATGTTTTGGTAGGACGTACGTCAAAGCAACCACCCAATTCACGTAGTTGATGGGGCTCTCTATCTCCGACCGCTCTTTGTGCAGCTTTTCCTAATTCAACGCAGTGCTTGTATTGCTCGATAATAGGTAAGAAGCCTGTTGGGACACCATCAAGCTGAGTAGTGTAATACTCTACTAACCGGGTTATTGTGGATAGATTATACCGATGAGAGTGTGATTTTGATCTGTGCAGGTAAAATGCTGCAAGTTCTGTCTCTACCAATTTTTCATCTATCACCAAGGCCAGCACACGCTTGATATAAGCATAGACGTTCTCCCACGAGTTGGGGACCGACTTGATATGCTTGGGCTGAACACCAATCACAACTACATTACTACCAAACAAGCCGAGTTGACACAAATCAGCAAAGTAATTACCAAACAACTTAGTCTGATGCGAAGTTTCACCAGATGCTGAATCAACAACGGAGTGACCTTTGCGAGGAATATACAGTACTTTTTTTGATCCTGAATTATCTAATTGGTCAGTGAGTTGTACCCACGACGTGGGCAT